TCCAGCACAGTGTTCGACATTGGCACTTGCGTCCACGCAATGGTGCTTGAAGATGGCAAGGGCATGGTGCGCGGGCCAGAAACTCGACGCGGCAAGGCTTGGACGGAATTATACGAAGAGGCGCAGGTAAACGGCGGCACGTTACTTACGGCCACTGACTATGACCTCGCCCGGAATGTGGCCGACAGCGTTCTATTCCACCCAGCGGGCCAAAGAATGGCAGGTGACACAACGATAAACGAGGCCAGTTTTTTTGCCGCCGACCCGACTACCGGGCTAAAGATCAAGTGCCGCCCAGACAGTTTTTGGGATGCAAAGGGCGTGGTCTATGATCTCAAGACGTGCCAAGACGCAAGCCCACGCGGCGTTTCAAAGGATATGGTTTCATATAATTACGCAATTCAAGCGGCGTTTTATTTGCATTGCCTTCAGCAGGCAGGCCATAAGGTTGACCAATTCGTATTTGTCAACGTGGAAAAATCGGCTCCGTATGCCGTATCGACGAGCACTCTATCACCAGAATATCTTGCGTGGGGCAAGCATCAAATGCACCTGACCCTCGCCAAGATTGCCAAAGCCAACGAGGTCCAATATTGGGACACTGGTTGGTCCGACACAACCAATGTGGTTGTTCTGCCCAGATGGTTGCAATTAGACGCAGCCGAATTTTAAAACTAGGAGACTATGAAGATGGCTAATAATGACTTTAAACCGACGATGATCCGAAATGTAGAATTTAAGTACCCACGGCTCAATGAAACTTATCGCTACAATACCGCCGAAAAGCGGTCTGAGGCGTGCGCTCCAACGGCGTCCAACGCTTCCTACTCAGTTTCATGGGAAATGCCGAAGGACGAAGCTGGTAAATTACATGCAGAATTGAAAGCGCATTACGAAAGCTGCAATCGTAAGGAATCATTTGGAAAAGTTTTCGGCATGAAAAAGCTGGAGAACGGTAATGTTGAGTTCCGAGCTAAACGGAACGGCACCAACAGCCAAGGCACTCTAAACGAGAAGCCTCGCGTGATTGATGGCATGAAGCAGCCAATGGCTGATTTGGCTATCTGGGGTGGCTCGAAGGGAAGCATCAAGGTAACTGCGTACCCGGTGACCGATCCAGACGGCAACGGTGGCATCAGCTTACTCATTGACACAGTGCAAGTTACTCACGCAGTATATGGCTCTGCGGGCCTAGATGACTTTGAGGAAGTCGGAACAACCATGGCTGGCGGTGTTGATGCGTCTCTGGATGACTTTGGCCCAGTATCGCCACCAACGAAGGCAGCACCGGCGGCGGCATTGGATGATGACGAAATACCGTTTTAAATAAAGAAAACCCCAGTAGTAAATGACACTACTGGGGTTCCACTAGGAAAACAGACCGACTTAATGGAGAAGGGTCCGAACATGCACAGACTAACAAAGAAAAGCGAAATTGGCAAGCAAATGCTACTTTTGGCACGCGGTGCGTTAGACACTCGAATAAATGACGACAAGTCAGAATATGAAGGCATCAAGCTCAGCGATATTGCAAAATTAGTTGATGAACCGCAGCAGACTGAAAAGACCAGCGCTGCATTTATTATCCCATCAACGTATCGCCAGCACGACGCACGCAGCCACGCAGCCCAGAGGGACAACGGCGAGTATTGGCTGTTAGCCATCGACGTGGATGAGGGCGACCCATCCCTCACAGAGCTACGTGCAGCCGTTGAGCGGGTCACGATGAATACGTCATGTTTAATTTATTCATCGTCAAGCGCAAGTGAAAGCAACCGAAAATGGCGCGTCCTAATCCCAATGTCAGAGCCAATCAGCGGCGCGGATTACGTAGATGCTCAGTTGTCCCTGTTCGATCTAATGCGGGCCGAGGGTATAACTTGCGACTTAGCCTTGTCTCGCACGGGTCAGCCGATCTACCTTCCTAACGTGCCGCCAGCAAAACGCGACGCCGCCGGTAATCCACTATTTTATCACGGTGTGCGCCATAGGGGAGATGGCCTACTCGTGCCAAAAGAAAGCACAATCTGGGCAAACTTGATTTTTAGGCGGAAGAATGCCGAGATAGCAGAGCAAAAGGCAGCGGCCGAACGTGCAATTCGTGCGCAAGATCGTGCGCAAAATCAAGAAAAATTTGGTGAAGTTGACCCAGTTTCCGAGTTCAACCGTAGCCATACAATTGCGGACATGCTGATCCAGCACGGTTACGAGAAGCAAGGTAAATCCGACAGCTATAGATCGCCAATGCAGACATCTGGATCTCACGCGACTAAAGATTTCGGCACGCATTGGGTCAGCCTGTCAGGTTCAGACATGGCGGCAGAATTAGGCCAAACCAGCGCTGAATTTTGTTGGGGTGACGCGTTCGACTTGTATTGCTACTTTGAACATGGCAACGACATGCGGGTGGCCGTCAGGACATATGCAGCCGAATTGCGGCCAACGCCGACAGAGGTTCGAGAGTTAATAGTGCAGGCCGCTGCTGACCCATACGAAGACTTCAATGCCATCCCAGAACCAGAAAAGCCCAAGTCAACTATTATCATACCTAACGCAGAACAAAGGCCGATATTCTGGCTAAAGGATGCGGAGCCTGTGCTGACATCTTCGTACTTAATCAAGGGCTGGCTCGGCCGGGGCCAGATGTCGGTCATCTATGGCCCGTCTAATGTCGGCAAGTCATTCTTCGCACTTGACATGGCGCTATGTATTGCAGCCGGGATAGATTGGCAGGGTAATAAGGTTAAAGGCGGTCCAGTGTTATATTTGGCCACCGAAGGCGGAAACGCATTCCAATCCAGATGTGTGGCACTACGCAAGCAGTACGGCATCATGGATGCACCGCTGGCGGTTAGGCCGTCGCCAGTTGATCTATTGCGACCAGAGGCAGACTTAGCTGGACTAATTGAGCTGTGCAAAAGCATTGAGCAAGATGTGGGCGAGCCGCTGGCCGCAATATTTGTTGATACGCTGTCAAGGGCAATGGCCGGTGGTGACGAAAACGGGCCGACAGATATGACTTCTTTCATCTCAAACCTAGACGTGCTGCGTGACGTGACCGGCGCACATATGGGGACAGTCCACCATAACGGCAAGGACGCCGCCAAAGGTGCGCGGGGCCACAGTTCGCTTAGAGCAGCCACTGATACAGAGATTGAGCTGGTGCTGGAAGGTAATATGAGGACGGCCACCGCGACTAAGCAACGTGACCTTGAGCCAAAGGAGCCGTTTGTGTTCACGTTAAAGGTGCATGAGCTAGGCAAGGATGAGGACGGCGACCCGGTGACAACTTGTACCATTCAAGAGGCCGATCCAGACGACGTTGCCGACATGCAGCAGAAGCGGCCAAGCGGTACAAACCAGAAGATCGTGGCGGCGGCATTTAAACAATTGCGGGGTGAGGGCGTCGGCAACGAAAACCCAACCGGCCCGGGATGGCCAGAAAGTGGGCGATATTGGTGCATAGATGAGGCAGAATTGCGCACATTTACCATGGGCAAGATGACGTCAACAAACCCATCAAGCGCCTACACCACGGCCGTGAAGGCGCTCATAGCCAACGGATATATGGTACAGAATGAGGGCAAAATATGGGTTAGTGCCAAAGAGGGGCGGATGAGTTGACCTACATATTGCTACAGAAAACTATGTTGTTGTTTGTAAACAGTTTTAGTAGTCAAATATGTAATTTATGTAAAATATGTAGGTTGAAATGTACATTTGGCGCTAACCTACATATTATACAGATTGCCTATAAGGCATCTGTATATGTAGCTCTTGGGAAAATCATATTATGAAAAAGAATACAAAGTCGGCGGCTGCGAAAACCGCGATGGCTAATCGTGGAAAGTTTGAAAGCAAGCATACGGATTATCCAGACCCGATCCATTATAAGGTAGCTGCGGCGGTTGAGCCGTTCACATTCGCGTCAGCGGCGGCGAGCAAGGTTTGGGGAGGCGCTCTAGCCAGTTGCGTGCCGCCAGCTTATGCGCTTCGTTACAGAGAACTAAAGGCCGAGCTGGATGTGGCGATGCTGGCAGACGATTGCACGCTCTGCGCAGAGTTGGCCGCTAGCTTGATTAAAGCGCTCAAGGTGATGAACGTGAAGGCTCGGGAGGATGGCTTTAAGCCGCCACAAGTTGATGGGCATATTGCGGAGTGGGGCGGGAAGATATATTGCTTTCTAGCCAGTGGCGATGTCGGAGCCGTTCGTGACGCTAGGCCGACTTGGGCAGTGTATCACATATCTGACATTTGCGCCGTCCTAAGCGCACACACAGACGAGATGATGGCGGCTGTGACGAATGAGTTCCCAGAGGCTAAGATTGTAAACGTCAAGATTTATGACGACGAAATATTATTTGGAAATGATTGAGGGGAAGACAAATGAAGCGTGACGAAATATTACAGACAGCCTGCGATTTAATTAGCAAGGATCGACACGATACATACGGAGACAGCGCAACGTCGCACGGTCGCATAGCTGCGTTCTGGTCAACGTATCTGAACTTAGAGATCAGCCCAGTTGACGTGGCGGCAATGCTCGTGCTGATGAAGGTCAGCCGCAGCAAGGGCGGGTCAGCGATCCCGCACATAGATAACTTCGTAGATATTTGTGGCTATGCAGCGTTAGCCGGGGAGATGGCGTCGGAATAGCAGGGTTGCCAACGCTGGCTGTGTCAGATTACATTAACCACAGTGGGCTTTCTCCCGGCTGTGCTGGTCTGCTCTAAGCACAGTTTCAGCCCGCTTAACTGGTCACACATCAATAAGCTGGTGTGTGACCTTTTTTGATTGAGAGGCGGCATGGCTTACAGAATTAACCTTAGACTTGACTTGTTATGCTGCGATGATGAGCAAAGCGAAGACGAGCTGATGGAGATGTCAAATTATGTTGAGGAACGTCTAAACGATGGCGTAAGCATAGACCTAGTGATGCAGAGCCTCGCTGAGTGCCTAATAGGTTTAGCTGATGATGACATCATGCCAGACGAAACCATGCACTGAGAAGGGCTGTGCGTGAGCGTGAGGGGTAAGTGCTGTGCGAGACACACCGACAGCAACGCTGGCGCATGTTCGCGTATCT